AACCAAGTGACGTTGCATTGCCAACCGATGTGACGGCACCGGTCAGGTTGGCATTGGTGGTCACGTTACCGGCAGTCAGGCCCGCCGCCGTGCCGGTGATGTTCGTACCGACCAAAGCAGATGGAGTCCCAAGGGCAGGAGTCACCAACGTAGGCGAGTTGCTCAAGACAACATTGGTCGTACCCGTGCTTGTCGTGACACCAGTTCCGCCGTTGAGGACAGCCAATGGACTAACTGCATTTGCAGCAGTAGCCAGCACCGTCACTACGTTGCTGCTGTTCTTATAAAACAGCTTGCCATCAGCGGTATTGAGCGCCAACTCGCCAGCAGCAAGGTCGGCTGCAAGCGGAACGTTTGTGGTCGTTGCGCTGTAGTACAACGAAATTGGGGTGTAGCCTGCTTGAGACATTAGAAAGTTCCTCCGGAGATGCCAGACCACGTTGGTGCGCTGGCCCCTGCTGATGTTAAAACATACCCAGCCGTTCCAGCCGCAGTGACTGCGTATGCTGTGCCGGTTCCATAAATTGCCCCGCCTGCTGTTGGCGAAGCCGTGCCATTTGTACCGCCGCTGGCAATTGGAAGGGTGCCAGATACGTGTGTTGTAAGGCCAATCTTCCCATAGCTTGGGGCAACCCCAACGCCGCCAGAAATCAACGCATTACCGACAGCGACATCGGCCAACTTAGCTAGGTCAGTAACTGTGCTGGCGTACAGTATGTCGCCCACCGTATACGCCGTCTGCCCAGTCCCACCAAGCGAAGCCAGAACAGGACTTGTAAGGCTAAACTGCGACCCAACAAGAGTAAGTCCTGTCCCGGCGGTGTACGAAACAAGCAGCCCATCAACGTACTGCTTGGTTGCAAGTTGCAACGCGCTGGTAGGATTCTGCGTTACAGCAACAGACGTAAGCCCACCAAGGGTCGTAACAGTCGCTCCAAGCGATGCAACGGTAGTACCTAGCGTAATGTCGGTACTGAGCATCGAAATAGTGCCAGTGGACGTTATAGTCCCTCCGGTAAGCCCTAGCCCCGTGCTGATGGACGTTACGCCACTTCCAGCGGCAAATGGTTGCCAGCCAAGGCTTGTATACCCAACAAAGTTGCCGGTAGTGCTATCGAAACGCATCTCCCCAAGTGATCCAATTGGCTGAAGAACCGTTGACCCAACAGGAACTTTCATCGACCCGGTTCCGGGAATTACCGGATTGTCAGCAAGGCCAATTGTTGGATAGCCGCTGATTGCCGTTCCATTAGCAACATCAATTTCGTTTGCCGTACCTTGAATCTGGGTTGCCGCAAAGGTTCCAGATGTATCCAAAGTAAGAATGCCATTAACACTCAAATTTGCCAAAGAAGCAATTTGGCCCGTCAAAGCAATTACCGGGTTACCAGCAACACCAGAACCGTTAGTAATTCCAACTCCAGCGCCAGACGATGTGATAGACCTACCAACAACGGTTGACCCATTAGTCTTTACTTGAAAGCCCGTCGATGAGCTATTCAGCGAAAGCAACGCCCCAGTGGTCGAGATGTTGAACAGCCCTTGAGCGCCGCCATCCGTCAAGACCAAACCGTTGGTCACACCAACGTACCGGCTATTGGGTAGCGTAGGCTCGTTGTTTACCGTCAGGAACGTCTGGGTCTGCGATGGGGATGCGGAGATAGCACCAGTTGTAGTCTGTACCGTTACGCCATTCTGGACGACAGGAACAAGCTCACTACCAGTAATTGCACCAGCGGTGGGGAGTTGACTGATTGTTACTTGTGCGGACATTATTGACCCTGATCGTTAGTTGGAGGGCTTGGCGCGATCTGGTCTTTGTTCCCCGTCTGTGTCGGCGTCTGCGTGTTCTGCTCCGTCGAAATTTGGAACTCGCTGGTTCCTCCAGTCATAAGGAAGTCGTCAGAAGCAGCTATGTTTGCATCTGGCCTTGGAAACCGAATCGTTATTCTTTCGGTTTTACGAGCAGGTAAACGGTATGGATCAAGCTGATCAGCGCACCCAGTATTACATACCCGCAGACCCGGAAAGTTGGGGTCATTCCTCATGACAGCGTGCGGATACTTCATCTTGCACCTATCGCAAATTGCGATGGCAATGTCGGAATATCCAAGAGTGTCAAGGAAGACCGGCATGGTTACCTCGTATAAACTGAAATATTCGGGGCGAAGTAGATTGGTGACCGGTCGCGTTCTTCCTCTTCAGCCATTGAAAGGTACTTGCTTCCTTGGCCTTCAAGGTACTGAATCCGGGTCATTTCGACACCCGGAAGCTCCAAGCTCATCTGGTGAGCCAGCATACTGACTACAGCCATGTACCAGCGCTGCGGTATCTCAAGCTCACCGTATAGGTCACCAACGTCCATGATCTGGCGCGAGTACCACACCGTCATCTGATAGAAAGCATTCTGCGGAACAGGCCACAGATAGATTTTTGATTGCGGGATGGTGCGATTGAACCAGAACTGGAACGGCTGATTGGCCGTAAAGTTCTTGTTTGGAAGGTTCGTATAGTCGTCCCGGTTCAGACGGGACATTGTAATTTCTGTTGAGTTGTTGCCGAAATACAGTTCACGCAGCGACAACGTGGTGCCGCTATACGCCCGGATTCGGTAGAACTCTGTTGTCTGACCGGCTTCAATGTCAGTCCAAACCCACTCGCCGTTGACTACTGGAATGGTGCCAAGGTCAGATAAGGTCGTCCAAGTCGTGTTGTCAACTGAACTTTCAAGGATGATCGACCAAGACCCGGTAGCTGCGGGAAGAAACCCAATAGAGCCAATGTAGATTGGATTTGCCGTACCATAGTCCACCGAAATGTTGCCATTTGCGGACGTCTGGGTGCAGATAGTATCGACATTGCCGTCATATACGTTAGCAACAACACCACCAGCAGACGAGGTGTAGGAACCATTTGGACGGTTCATCCAGCGGTACAGGACGTTCAGAACGTCATTTCCACCAAGAGGAAGGTCATAGATGTACTGGTCAGCTTTGAAGCCGTAGACCTTCTTGCTGATGGCCCAATACTGGATGCCAATATTGATCAGGTTCGACAACAAGAAGTACAGCGACTCACGGGCCGACAGGACTTGCTCAGACGTCAATTCTTCAGCCATCTTCCCACAGCGGCGTGCGCCATGATCAATCAGCGTCTGAACTGTCGTTACAGTCGTACCTGTCGTTCCTGAGTACGCCATTTTCTTACCAACGAGAATTGGACTTGTTTTTTGTCGCGGTAGAGACCCGACCCGACCCAAGGTTCAAACGGCCAGATTTTCCTGTGTAACTGACAGAACCACCCTTTTTGTACATTGGCATCAGCTCATCTACGGCTAGTGGCTGCATTGGGTTAAACCCACCACCACCGCCGCCAAATTGTTGTGTACCACCACCAAGGGCTTGTCGGCCCTGTGCCAAAGCCATGTTGCTTTGATCAAGGCTATTTCCGACTTCCCCTAGCGATTTGCCAATTTGGCTTGAGCCTTGATTGACTGTTTCCAAGCCACCGTAAGCACCGCCGCCACGGCCGCCGCCGCCGCCGCCGCCAAAGCCGCCGCCGCCGCCACCAAAGCCGCCGCCGCCGCCACGGCCGCCGCCGCCGCCGCCGCCCAGCTCCTTTGGCATACCGGGGTCAATACCTTTTATTGTGTCTAAAATTGGGTTACCTGTCATTGCCATGATTGTTCCTTTTGTTTAACAAATTACTCTATCACCAACCGGGGCAGTTCCAGCGCTTCAGCGATGCCTTAGCCCGTGGAGCATCACCCTTTGAATGTTTGACTACGCCAGACATCCGAGCGCAGAAAGAATCCTTGCGTGAACCGCCCTGTGGCTGGGGTGCCTTCAGGTGCGATCCGGTCTCACGATTGTACTTCTCGCGGCCCTTCTGGGTAAGTCCTGCGCCTTGACTAACTGGTAGCTTTTCTCCTCGGCCAACAGCAAGGCTTGGCCCGCCTCCTTTGAACTTCCTGCCTTCATCAGCCTTGGCAAAGTCTTTTCCAACTTTTGTTGGGATGCCCACTTTCTTGGCGAAAGAAGGGCTGTGAGCAACTGCCTCCATCAAGCGATGTTGGGAAGGTGACTTGCTTGGCATGATCAGGTCACGGGGTTAACGTAGTGCTTTTGCATTTCAAGAATTACGGTGTATGCGTCACCAGCACTGCCATCGAACGTTGTGAACGTGATTACGCCATCCTTACCGGTTCCAGCGTCGTTCCACAACCCGCCGAATTTTGAGTAATCTTGCGTGTAATTTGTGTTTGGCGGAATAATTTCAATGACTACTGGCGTATTTGCTTTCCAGTTCATTTGCACTTCTAATCCATGCGTCATTGCTGTGCACTTCAAAATGCTTACAGCATCGCAAGCACCACCAGCCGCTGACGGAGTAAGCGAAGCAGGCGTTACTTTTGCAACAGCAGATTCATTTTCAGTCGTACTCATCGACGCATAGAACTTCATGATGGCAATTCGTTCGCCATCAAACAATGTTTGGGATGTAGCAGTAATAGTCATGTTCTCTCCAATAAAAAGCAGGGGCCTAAGCCCCCACTTTACTTCAGCACGCCCCGCCACGCTTCTTAGGAACAACCGTAACGGCTTCCTTCGACTTCGTGACGCTACCAGCAGGAGGATTGATAAATCCACGCCCTGCGCCTGCTTCCTTCTTGGGAGCAAACAGGTTGTCAATGAAGCTGTGCGCCTTCTTGGCAAAGCTCATTCCAACTGGAGGAGCGTTCACCACCCTGTCGTATTCGCCATTTGAAAGATCAATTTCACCGCCATCTTTCATCTTACGACCATACTTCAGGTTGCTGTCAGCTTTTGCTGCCCGCATTGCCGGAGCATTTTCATTGGCGGACATACCTTGCAACTGACGATTCCCCGGAGCTACCCGGCCACCACTCTTGTACGTCCCGGTGAGGGCCGTAATGCTGATTGGCTTTGGAACAGGCTTGTTGCCTTGCTTCATTGCGACAGGGGCACCTGAATCAACAGTTCCCCCCGCCGCGTAGGCTTTTTTTGCTGAACCACCCTTCTTGTAGCCGCCCTGACCATTGACGACACCGCCAGTAGCGTAGCCACCTTGACCGTCGACAACGCCACCAGTCGCATAACCACCGCCGTTGCCCTTTACGACACCACCGGTAGCAAACTTCTTGCCAGCCATTGCCTTCTTGATCATTGCCCGGTCTTCAGCAGCATCATCATGCTTTGCTGATCCGCCCTTCTTCATCATGGCGGACATAGGCCCGACAGGAGCAGCAGGGCCAGCACCGGCAGGAACCTTCATGGCGCGTCGACGCATAGCCAACGAAGGCTTCATCGGGGCAGCACCCATTGGAGGAGCGCCACGCGCAGGCATTGGGCTTGGCATAGCGCTAGGAGGCGGTGCAGCAGGAGGAGGAGGAGGCATCATCATGCCGCCGTCAGCCTTCTTCTGAACCTTGCCACCTTTTTTGAGCTTTAGCTCAACGGTTGGCTCGGTGGTCATCATCTTGACCATTGGTTTGAATTGACCCATGTCGTTCTCCTTTAGGCTTGCGTAACGCCAAACGCGCCAATGCGGGTTGCATTCGGGCCTGCTGCAATTGCTGGCAGGGCGATTCCCATCACAAGGCGCTTGATACCGTCAGCCGCCGAGGATGGTAGGTAGGTTCCGCGCACATCACCGGTTGTGGTGGTAGCCGTCAACGTGGCGGCAGGGGTCATAGTTCCAGCATCTTCAGCCAAGGTGTTGTCCCAGCCTGCGCGAGTGACATAACCTCTGTCCGTGATGCGCAGTGGCGCACCCAAGATGTCGGTTGTACCCACCGCGACGGTCACCACGCTTGCGCCAGAAGAAGTAACGCTGGCAATTTGGTAGAAGGCTTTTTTACCGCTGACAGTTGTTGATGCCACTGTTCCTGTTGCAATTACTTCGCTCATGGCTTGACCGTAGTAGTCGTAGCCAGAAACAGTAATGTTGACAGAAGTCGGAGTACCAGCGCCTGTCGTTGTAGAAACACCGCGAGGGCAGTCAAGCTGCAAGCCTGTTGCGCCGCCTGTAATCGTAGCGGAGGTAACACCAGCACCTGCGGCCAGCGTGAGCGTGGTGGCAGTTGTGATGACAGCGGCAACAATGTTGTTTGTCAGCTTGGCTTGTGGTACAGCGTCCCAAACATAAATGCGACCCAGAGGGCCAACACCTACGCTCATTGGGGATGGGTTTTGCAACAAAGCATTACCAGAACCAATGATGGTTGCGCTTGCTACAGTTTGTGAGGCGCTTACGGTGTAAGTACCTGTGCCGCCAGAACCTGTACCAAAAGCGGTAATGTAAGTTCCATTGGTAAGGGACGTTGAGCTGTCAATAAACATACCCACAGCAATTGGGTCACCAGAAAGCAAGGCGGTGACGGTCAATGTGGTGGTAGCGATTGAGCCAGTGAAAGTTGAAACAGCAGGGTACTGATCCATACCTTGAACGGTAAGGGCGGAACCCAGAAAGAGATCATCTGAAAATTGAGGCATGGTCTGCTCCTTGAAAAGTTTGACCAGTTAAACAAAAAAGGGCGGGGTTTTTAAGCCCGCCCTGTTACTTACACGCCGGGTGTACCGTACATTGCGCGGGGGTCAGTGAAACCCACTTGGTAACGTTCGGTAGCCTTGTAGCGCATGGAGTCGGTTTCAAAGTCACCTTCCATCGTCTTTTCCAGCTTCCGGCGCATCAGGAGCTTCATGCCCTCTGGTGCATCGGTCTGAACCCACCAAGCCGTTGCGGAGGTCAAACGCGACAGAACAGCAGCACCATCATCAAGCAAGCCGATAGACTTGATTGGGTTGATGTCGTTGTTGGCGTTGCCAGCACGCAGAACCGACTTCAGCAGAACTTCAGCTTGGAAGACGTTGCCCGGAGCCACAGCGAGTTGCTTAGGAACCAGACGAATCTTCTTGCCGTTGTTGTCCACTGCTTGACGAATCTGAATCAACATCTGCTCAAGCGATGTTTGGCTCAGGTTGGCGGCGGTCGACAACTGATTGCTGAAAGTACCGTTCACGATTGGGTGTGCCGTGCTAATCAGAGACACGCCATCGCCACCGGGATACGAAGCGTTGAAAGCGCGGTTCAGCACGTTAGCCGACAGCGTTTCCTTCGTTTCGATCAGTGACTGAGCGAGGTGACGAGCATAGACCTGACCGATACGGATATGGTCGCCGTCTTCAACCAGAACTTTGGTCAACGCGAAGGCAAGGCCATACACGTTGTAAACATAGCGCTGGAGGAAGAGAACACCACCCTGCTGGTACGAAACCGGAGTTCCGTCTGGCAGTTGAGGCGCGGCACCAAATCCGTACAGGACTGGTTCTTCGTGATAGTTGCGGGGAATACCTTCTTGCTCACGGAAAATCCGCGACCATTCATCGGTACGTTGGTCGTAAACACCGTCGAAACATTCGTTCAGGATTGGTTCAACAATCGAACGAAAGTCCGTACTACGCATTGGAGCAGCCATTTTTTAGCCTCCTTTAGATTGCGACAACAGACGCTTGGAACTGCGACTTGTTGATCTGAACTTGCACAACAGTATAGGCATCGCCCCAAGCGTTATCTATACCACCATAAAGACCAACAATCTTCATCTGCGCCGTGCTGGAAGCACCAGCAAGCGAGTTACTCAACGTGCACTGCGACAGACCAGTAACGGTCGAGCCAGCAGCGATGTTGCTGAAGTTTGCCTGATCACCAAGTGAGGTTTGGGCCAGTGACCCGTCAGCTTGAATGATGTAGACAATGTTGGGATCACTGTAGTAGTAAGCCGTAGACGAACCAGCCACGTAAGACGTAGAGGCAGGGTAGTAGTTCGAAACACGGAAACGCCCAGTCGTATCAGTCCACGAGAAGCCTGCGAAGGCCCCTTGCAAAGAGCTACTTGTGGTTGCAATGATGATATTGCCGCTTGTATCCAGTTGGACAGGTTGTCCCTTCAGAATGGCAGAGCCATAACCTGAAGCAATACCGTCAGTCAAGGCGACCGCACGATCCAGACCCGAGGGGTGGAACGAAGGCACCAAGCCGAACGGAGCATTAGTCGAAGACATATGAAACTCCTAGTTAAGTTAAATCACCCGTGGAATACAGGTGTCTTTACAGTTCGGTCAAATTCGCCAAAGCCTTCGCCTTCGACTTTGCCAAGGCTCTTGCCCTGACTATCACGCGCACCTTGGAGGTTTTCCACTTGGAGTCGAACCTTATCGGCCTCCTCTAGCGGCATTTCATGGTGCATCTGTACCATGATGTCCTGATACATCTCCATAGGGAGTTTGTACAGTCGCATCTCGTTACACGCGATAAACCCTACGTCTTCGCCAGCCTTTACGCGATAATTTTCGAATCCGGGCAATTCATCTGACCTAACAGGAACATAGCCCAGTCGCATCCGCTTATCAATGCTGTCGTATCCGTTGGTAGTCGATAACCAACAAAGGTGCCATCCCGGAATTTCCGGAACCTTTGGCAGTGCACTTTGTGTCCATTCTTCGCTCCACATCTTTCGACGTTCCTGCGCGGTCATGAACTTCTCTTCAGGAGCAGCACGCGACAAATCTTGTGAAGATCGGGTTTCGCGGCCACCAGCGTTGAGAGTTTTTTTCAGACGAGAATCCATAATGTTTAGCTCCTTGAGTTACGTGCGTCAGCGGCATACCGCTTGATCATTCGGTTACGTTTTTCAGTGTCTTCCCAGAAACCGGCATCCTTCATAGCCCGAACCTGTTCTGGTTCAAGTACAAAGGAATTGCCGCCTCGGCTCACTGACTCACGCCCCGACCCCGTCACTACGCTCTTGGGTCTCCTTCTGGAGTATTCGTCGTTACTTTGAGTATAGCGGTGTGGCAGACGTTTTTGCAAGCGGGTGTCAAGTTCGTCCCAATAATCTTGATTTTCGGGATTCCAGCCTTCAGCCACCAGCCTGTTATCAATGACTTTGGCAATAGCCGTGTCCTCATCATTTGAGTCCGGGCTGTACCAGTCGTTCTTCTCCATCCAGTTATTCGCCAGCTTCATCAGCTTAGGATTGACCGCCCCAGTCTCTTGCGAGGTGTTCTGGGTAGCACGCTGCTTGTAGTCCTTCATGGCCTCTACTTTGCGGCGGCTGTCGTACCACATCTCCTGAGCCTTCGTGAATGCCGTACCGTCCGAGTTATCGGTAGCCTCTCGCATTTTGGCAATCGCGTAGTTCAGGCGAAGCTCTTCGTCGTCAATCGCCTTGTCGTAACGGGCCAGATCGGCACCGTGGGTCTTGCGCTCAACAACCGACAGGCGCTCTTCAAGCTCTTGATTACGGCGCTGCAAGAGGCTCAGACGTTGGTCTTTCTCCTCGTTGGTGCGCTTGATGTAGTCCTTTTTGGCGTGACGGCGATTGCGTCGAGCTTCGCGGATTGCATCTGTGTCGTTAGGCTGATCCCGGTCGTCGTCAGACGCACTAGGGGCCTCAATGTGATCGGGAAGGTCTACCGTGGCAGACCCGTCCTTCTCCTCTACAACATCCATGTCTAGGATGTCATCGTCTTTTTCTGTACTCATAGGAAGGCCCTCATGGCAAGTGGATCACCGGTCAACTTTGCGATAACCTCATGGTCGTTGATGATCATGAACAGCGCTGGCTCTTCAATGTCATCTTCACCGGGGACTGGTACTTCCCAACGGTCGCCGCCCCACTTAGGAACTCGCAAGTAATCGCCAACTTCGCACCAAGACCCTTCGGGCCAAGACTGCATCGTGTCGCGGTGTTTAAACGCAAGTGGCCCAATAGCGACAACCCGTGCCACCATGTTTTGCCACTTCTCTGTTTCCTTGGTCTCATGAGGCAATATCAAGCCTGATTTTGTTTTCTTCCTTGACCTACGGAGTTGAACCAAAACTCGTCCGCCCAAAGGCTTTGCACCGGGATCAACGCTCGGAAATGCCCAAGCTATCTCAGCTTCGTTAGAAGCTACGGTATTAGTTGTCATTGTCTTCCTTCATTAAACTGTCGAGGATGTCGAGGGCTTCTTGCAGCCCTGCGTTATGCCCCACTAAGCGGATGTAAGACTCCCAGTTCGTCGCATTTCCAGCAACGAGGGAAGCAGCTATTTCAGCTTGCTTAGTCTTCACACCACCAATTAAGTCACCAAGGGTTTTCACTTTTTCTTTGCTTGTGACAGACCTCCAGTTTGTTTCGGTGCGCTAGGTGCGCCCTTCATTGACTGGCCGTCGATCTTCTCGCCCATAGCCATGCGCTTGTGTTGGGGAACCAACACGCTCTTTTGTTCCTGATCACTGGTTGCCATTGAAAGCTCCTTGGGTTGGCACGGCTTTGACTTGCTCAAAATTGAGCTTTGCAGCATCCCGTGTTAAGCGGGCCGTTTCGATGCGTTCCTTCATGTCGCGGTCGTCATTGGCAATCGCCAACCTCAACTGCATCTCTTCCATGTCAATCTGCTGGCGTTGCTGCAATTCAGCCATGTCGTTCTGAATCTTGGCTGCAAGCTCCTTGTCCTTCAGACCCATCTCAGCCTCGTCACGCTTGGCCCTGCGCTGGGTCTCAGCCATGCTGGTATCAAGCAGAACCTTGACGTCAGGCGTCATTGGCGGCTGTGGCTTGCTCTGCTGGAGTTGCTGCATCATCTGCGTAATCACCGGCATGATGCCCTTGATAGTCTGCTCAGAGTCCATTTCAACGTGTTGCGAAGCCAAAGCGAATAGCTTATCAACCGATTTCGGGTCGCTTTCTAGCTCGTAATGATCCATCTTCTTGCCCAAAGACTTCTCAACATACCCGTTCATGCGGTTCAAATACCACAGAACTAAGTGCTGTTTGATGTGTTCTACGGCTTTTGGAAGGTATGCAGGAGCAATAACGGGGTTTGCACCCAGTGCGGGGTTCTTTGCAAAGTCCAAAATCACTTGAATATGGCCCAAATGGTCTTGTTCTGGGTATGCAAAGGCTGCTTGACCGATAGCCATAGCCACATTCTCATTGGCTGCGTCCATTTTGACAGGTGGCGGCGTGTCAATCATCAATTCGTTGACGCCCGGAACCTTGATCTGCTTAAGGAACCGCTGAATCACCGCCTTCTTGTTAAAAAGATCGGGATTTTTGTCCATGATAGCCATAACCGCTTGGGTCTGGGCCATCCGTTGCGTTTCGCTGAAGATGTGCGGGTCAGAAACCGGAATTACGTCAGTAACCTTGGCAAAGTCCTCACGCTTGATGTCCAAATCCTCAACAATCTCGCCCCGGCGCATATCGTCCAGATACCAGCGGTTGATTCTGCTCAAAACCTTCAGCACCCGGCCTTGGGACTCATGCAAACGCGAGTGAATTGCCGAAAATACCACCGCGCCTTGCTCAATAAGAGCTTGAGTCGTGCCAACAGGGGTGTTTGAGTTGACGTTGGCAATCTTTTCCTCCGCCGTAGTCACAACACCCTTGGCAGCAGTCGTCAAAAAGCCCAAAAGCTCAAACAACACCGGGCTTGGTGGGTTAAACGGCATAGGCATAGCCATCTTGCGGACGTCATCAACACCCGGAGCGCCCTCAATCTCCACAACCTGCGTGACTTCGATCTCTTGGGACTGTCCAGAAATTTTGCCGCCCTTGAGCTTCAGGAGCGTTGCAGCGTTGTTGATGTGGGCAGAGTCCAGCAAGGCCCTCAGAGAGCCTGTAAGGGCCGCTGAGAGGCCGCCAATGAGCTGTGGTAGACCAACTGCGTAAGCACCACGCCAAGGAATGAACTTGAACTCAATGACCCAGTCCAGCTTGGTCATTGTTTCGTCGCCTTCTTCCCAATTCCGATACAGGCCAATCACTTCCGTCGACAGGTCGTCAATGATCAGGATGTAAGGAGCCATCTCGCCATCGGTCAGCTTGTCGTCTTCAAGCTCCAGCCATGTGTAGATGTGATAAACCCGGCGCAGACCGTCATCGTTGTCGTTGGATGACTTGCCTTCAATCTTGTTTGTCGCCTTCTGGGCCAGCGTCAATTCTGGATCCATAGTTGCACGGGACATTGCGGTGTCGCGGTACAGACCAGACCTGACCCGGCGCTTGTAGTCCCACTCGGATACGTCATCAACCTCGGTCACACGCTCTGCGGTGTAGAAGTTGGCTGCGGAATACGGCAGCAGGACGTTGTCGATAGGCAAGAACTGAGCGCACGGACGCTTCTTCTTCTCGTCGTACCACAGCTTCATGTACTGCGAACCACCCAAAGGAAGCTGGGTCAGCAGTTGTTCTTGCTCGTCGCGGAACTCTTCAATCTGTTCCGTCAACTGCCAGTTCATGTAGTCCCGCTTGCGCTCTGCAATGTCGGTCTTCATCTCGGTGACGTCACCCAGAATCTTTGTTCTTGTCGGGCCGTCAGGCGGGAACATCTCCTTGATTGCACGCGAAGCAAAGTCAATGCAAGCCTCGGCCATCACCGGGTGAACAACCTTCGATGCGCCATTGAAGTTAGCACCACCGGGAGCGTCATTGCCCATGCCGGTACGCTTGATGCCGTCTTCGTACTGGCGGTCACGCTGCTTGCGGGCTTCCTTGTCCTTCTCCACCAGTTCGATGTAACGAAGCGCAAGACCGCTGATGTCCAGCGGGTGAATGGCGTCAGAGTCGGCCAAGTTCTCGTAGAAGTCCTCGTCATCCATCGGGCCTTTACCCGGCATATGAACGATCACAGACCCGTCAGGAAGCTCCTCAAGCTCGGACTCATCCATCTCCGGCATATCGACCTCAGTGCCTTCCTCGTCCTGCTGCTGGCCCTGAACGTGACGGTCGAACTCTGGGTCTATTGGAAATTGGGTTGCCATGTGGTTTTCCTTGTGCTACCATTTAAGTCCACGTTACACACTGAGACAGCGAATGAACAAATTTGATGAAGCAATTGAGTTTTTGAAACAAGTCGAGCCGGGTAGCTATTTCGATGAGTGCGCCGAGTTGATGGAAGAGCTTTTAGCTCTTGCTCACCAACCCAAAACTTTACCCAAGGTTTTGGTGTCTGGTCGGGGAAAGCAATCATTTGGCGCGGAAGCATGGTACAGGCGCAACGGTCAACGATCTTTAGCCATACTGGATGCCGAGTAGCCAAGAGCAGCCAAAGCCGCCGCAGGCGTAAAGCCTTGACGAATTAGTGCAACAGCTTTAGGCCAATCAGCTTCGCTAAAGAACCGGCGGGTTTCTTGTATGTCGGCCCGCGCACCGGGTAGACCAGCATCGCGAGTTCTTTTCCCGCGAATGGCATTTCTTACACTTTCAGACTCTCCTAAATTAAGAGCTACTTCAGGTGGCAAGTATGAGGCTTCTTTTAGAAGTCCCATTGTTGCCTGCCCGCTGAATGGTTCAGTACCCCTGAAACCTTCCGGTGTGTACATCCCAACACCCGGCCCGTATCCAGATGAATTTAACGAAGGCTCCATTTCAGAAGGATAAATCTTTTGAAGCTCTGCACCTTTTTTCTTCATCAGTTTCCTAGCATCTTTGGCTGTTGCTTTGGAATCAAATGGGAACACGGTTGCCCCTCGGCTAGTTGGGGCAACACCATAGCCGACATCACCCAATGCTTGCGTCAACGCACCCATTTGCTGGTCAGAGGGCATCACCCCCGTGTGCGGCTCGTCTAAGTTTTTTGGATTGGAACGTCTGGTATCAAGCACCAACGAATTTTTTCCTTTTACGGCATTCATGGTGTTTGGCAAATTAAACCCAAACGCTTCTTGTGCATCATTTAATGCGCGGAATCGTTCACCAAACTCTAATGTTTGCCGTGTTGGGTCGGCTATCAAACCTTCTCCGCCTGTTGGAAAATCCAACAATGGACGAGCAATTTTTACCGGTTGGTGTTCTGCAATTTTTGACCCTTCTGGGAAATAAGCCCCCGAAGCCTCAATCGTTGGAAGTTGCCGATAACCCAAAGCACTATAGATTGCATCCCGGTTACCAGCACCAACCGTCCCCATGTCGCTCATTGCGTATTCTGGGGCTGGTACGTCCCACCGGCCAGTGTTCCCGTATGCCACCTTCTCAGCATAGGGGGCGTCAATCATCTGCGGGACATGACCAGTGTTTGCCCCCGGAATGGCTTCGTGTGTAGCCGACCCAGTTTGCTTGTAGAAATAATCACGGGCAGTGTTATTGGCGTCTTGCAAAGCGCCCTTGATGCCTTCAAGCTCATCGCCCTTGTACCGGCCCTTTACACCTCGGCTGTGCAAATCTTGTGCTTTTCCATAAACCCAAGGAACTTCTTGGATGTGCGGGCCAGCCCAGTCAGTACGCCCACCAGTCCTTGCGGTGTTGGCGCGATTAACTTGTAAGGCCGTCTCAGCGTCCATAAACGGGTGCATAGTTGCAGATACGCCCGCCTTCCACGGCATACCTTGTGGATCGGTATAGCCCATGCCTTGCGCCCTGCGGAAGTCATTCACGCCGAACAATCCAGTGTTTGGAAGGCGCGGGTCATTCTTGTTAGCGTACTCACCAATCTTGAACCCCATATTGGCTGGACGGTTTTCAGCTACGGCTTCGTCAAGGTTCCTCATCCCAGCGCCGCGATAAGCCATACCCGGCTCACCCGCTACCCGGCTGTTTAAATGCTTCAACGCAAAGGTCAACTCTGACTCTGGGCTTACGCCTGCGGAGTAAACGCCATGCTGCTCAAGAGTGCGAGGAAGTTGGTAAGGTTCAGTGCTTTCGGCAATTCCCTGTTTGGCACGGTCGTACCATGTGCCAAGTCGGTCTGCATCAGCAAGGCGCACAGCCTCAACCGAATCAACAAAGTCTTTGTCCATTGCTTTACGCATTGCGCCAAGGCCTTGTGGGCTGGTCACAGTGCGCGGTGCGCCAACATAGCCACTAGCGGTAGGCTTCAGATGCTCACCGGCTTTTGCAGCCTTTAGCACGGCTTCATCGCCCTCCGTCTCGGCCATCCTGCGGTAAACGTCAGCAGAATCCGCAGTACGTTTTCCTTTTGATTTTGGCGGGGCAGATGATTCATCGGGTTCAGATAACGCTGCCTTCTCAACCTTCTTTTTACGGGCAGCTTCCTGCTCTTGCTTCTGGCCGAACTTGTCGATTACAGCCCGCTCTTCAGGCGTGCGAACCACGATAGGCTCAACACCTTTTGGTGCTTTGGGCGCAGCGTACATGGGCCTTGCTGGGGCCAGCATGGGTGACTCAAGTGCCTTTTCAACTAAATTGCGGACAGTTTCAGACTTTGCTGCCTTAGCGGCACCTTGTCCAACAGCCTTGGCGCCTTTAATAGCTGCATTGGCTGGGGCAGGGGAAAGTCCACCAATCAGCGAACCAAAGCCAGCACCTAGCTTGTTGACAGGCTCCTCACCACGGAACGGGATGCGCTTCTCAATGTCCTCTGACGTTGGCAGGAATGATTTGTTGCTGACATCAACACCACCGGGGCCGAACGCAAAGTTCAAGCCAAGCCGCCCAAGGGTCTCAAGGTCACCGGGCATACCAAGCACACCAGCAACAGCGCCACGGGCCACATCAAGCGGCAGGCGGTACTGTGCCTCCTTCTTGCCCTTAGACGTACTGGCCTTCATCGCAGGGTACTTGCCAAAGGCTGCACCGCCGTCAGCCATATGGACTTCACCGCCAGCTTTCATACCAGATACTTTTTCTGCTGGCAAGTCGCCATATAGCCGACGAACCTTATCTATTAGTTCCAAATGTTTGGACAGAATCTCACCAGCCCCAACTGTTTTGTCTGCCCAATCTTCAGGATTTTCCAATACGGCTTTTAAATCAGAGTATGTGTACGGAATATCTTTGTGTACTGGTTGCCCACGAATCTTTTCGTTTGCTTGATATTCTGGACTACCATACCCTTCAGTAAACAATTTTTCATGCGCGTTACGGAATTTTTCAAAACCCGGATGTTCAGCTAAAAACTTTTGTGCTGGTTTTTTTGCTTCATTTAATTCATCAAGTGTTACATAATTTTTGCCAAGTTTTGCCAAATTAGTATTTTCCAAATCACCAACATCAGCCCAGTTGTTTGATTTTACAAAATCACTAACATAAGGTTGATACTGTTCATTTGGTTTTTCGTTGCGCTTGCCTTTGATTTGGGTAATGCGCTCTGAATTTGGCAGTTTTCCTTCTGCTATAAGGCTGGCTATATCAGCTTGCGTTGGGTCGTCAATACCCATAATTCTTGCGGCTTTGTCGTAATCTGGTTTGTTGCTTGTCTCAACCGTTGCATGGGACATTCCCTCTGGATCACGCAAAGAATAAATCTTTGCCTTACCCGACTTAATGGCGTCCCATCCGCCGTGACCGTAGTAGTCGCTTCCTTCAGTCCCGGACTCTGGGATGTGTTCAGGGTGGCCTCTTGGCGGTTCGTAGCCACGTACCGAGTGGCCCATCACGTTAGACTCTTGAGCGAACTGCCCCGGCTCGGTTAGCTGCACCCACTTGTAGCCCTCTGGGTATTCTTTGAGGACGGGCATATTTTCCAAGCTCTTGGCTCGGGCTGCTGCCGCCGCCTTTGCAGCGTCTAGGTCATACTCAGCAGTACGCCTAACCGCTTGCTCCATGCTCATCTTGTTCAGTTGCTCAGGGCGAATGCGGCCTGCCGCCATGTCTGCTTTCAGTACATCAACGATATGGTGAAAGCCGAGGTGGTTTGTAAAAGAAGAATACACCGAACTGTCTGGATCAACTTTGCTAATCCAAGGGTTTTCTTTACCAAGTCGTGCATCGTCACTTGACCACCCATGTTGAGCGTCATAATATTCGCTGGCTGATTTTTGATACTCTGTATCTCCAGTCATTCTTGCTTTGTCATCAAGCGTAGTTCTTCTATTTAATGAATATATATCTGATTCATTTAAATTTGGTCTAGCACGAAGAAACTCGTCAAAATTATTATTCAAAGCATCACGCTTTGCAAGCCAAGCTCGTGTTACCCTTTTAACCGTATCTTCGTCTTGCACTGCCTTTTGAATATTGCCAGCACGGCTTGCTTCAATACCTTGGTCAGAGACTTGCTCCCATGCTTGGCCTGACCTCGACGTAGCTAGTCCGGATGGCGGGAATCCTTCCCTCAATCGCCGATCTTGAAGCGAAGAGGAAAAGTAATCTTGGTCTTCTTCAATACCTTTTTGATGCGTAATGTGTTGTTCAGCCAACTCAGCATCAGCCAATGCTTTACTGCTAAGGCGTCTAGACTCACGCTCAAGGTTAGCTTTGCGTTGTGGATCAGGCTCATCAGCCGCACGCTGGGCAACACGGTCTGCACGCTCTATGTCTTTGGCGTACTTTGCCTCAATATCAAGCGCCTTCTGGTCAAACAACTGACGCACCGGGTCTTTGGGTGACCCCATCTCGTTCTTGATGTATTTGGTCAGGTTACTATCAACCCACTTGTCAGCCGCCTTTGACGCTTGGATTTCTTTATCTGCCGTTTCATAAGCTGGCAAATCACCAAACCGCGACCGAAGATCACGCAAATCTGCTTCAAGATAGTCCGTACCATGAGGGGTCTTCAAGTGCTTGACATCATGCTCAACCTTGCCCGTCAGCCAGTTTCCACCGGGCTGCTTCACTACGCTCATCTGATGCGATGGGGCCATCAGCGGGGACGACAGGGCCTTCTGCACTACGCGATGAGCAGCATCAGACTTCGCTAGGTCAAGCGCTCCACGCCCAACAGCCTTCGCGCCTTTGGTAGCCGCCCTAAACGCAGCCGGGTCAAACATCATTCCAACAAGGTTTTGCCCAAGGTCAGCACCAATATCTTCAACGCCTGCAACCGTTGGGCCAAACCGTTTCAAAGAAGGTAGGTATCCACGCACATCTTCTGACGTAGGAAGGAATGTCTCCTCGCTAAGATTAACGCCACCGGGGCCAAATGAAAAATTTAAGCCCTCTCGTGCAAGGCTTTCAAGATCACCCGCCACGCCACCAACATGGGATGCGGAGCCTTTAGCGGCCCCGTACAGCATTGGAAGAAGACCTTGCGTCACTGCCTCAGTAATGCTGGCCTCGCGCCTCTTGGGCTGTCCTGCGGTCATTGGGCCACGGCCACTAGGGGCAGAGCCAAGCCTACCGCCACCAGCCATGTGAATAACGCCGCCATCAGCAAAGTGCTGGGCGTCCTGCACTACCCCGCTATCGCTGCTGTCAGGGGCGTTGCCGTAAGCCTCACCACCTACCGAGCCACCGTCAGCGTACTGCTTGACCTTGGCGTGCCAGACATGAGGCCTGCTCTTGTACTGCACCGGAACACTGCCACCAGCAGCGTGCCACTCCTGCAAGGTCTGCTCCCTACCCTTTCCGGGTATCTTTGGCAGTTCCAGCATGGGCAGTGGCTTCAAAGCCTTGACAGGTTCGTGCAGCATAGTATGGGCCTCAAGTTTCCCGGATCATAACAATCAGACCTTGTCAAGTCCACTGAGGTATGTCGTCAGCCAACAGTCCAAGGCACCGTGCAGCCAGTCGGTGTTGTTCGACCCGACCGTCCTGCCGTTGTCCATCATCGTAGGGTTCGTCAGGAAACCCGCAGTTCCCTCCGTTGCCACGATCTCAAACCGGCCCTTGCATAGGGTCAGCTTAATCTCTGGACGGTCTGTGTCCACGCCAGTAATCTGTATCTCGCACTTCATTCCCGGTTCCTCCACTCTGCAATTGCCTCATCAATTCTTAACTTCCATGAGGCATCCCATGCACAATCCCAGACTTCCTTGCTCCAACCCTCATCTTCCTCATACGCTTCGCGGCCAATAAACTCTTCGTACATCTGGTCTCTGATTTGATCTCGGGTCATGGTCTCTCCTTGTAGGTGGTGGCGTTTTGATTTTCATTGCGCATACGGGTTGCCTTTCTTTGACTTGCCGCTATCGACCCAGTCCTCGTCGTCGTAGTCGTCCCTCGGCGGGGCGTCCACCTCCAGCCAGCCGCCGTCCCTCAAGTACCGAAGGGCCTGCGTACAGGCGTCAACGAGGTCGTCATGAGTCGTGTCGGGGAACGCACATATCTGGCTGACGAACTGCTCGGCCCAATCCTTGACGAACCCCTTCCTGCGGTCGCTCTCAGGGATCCACACCCGGCCACGGGCGATGATGGCGCTGACGATGTTCAACCGCTGCACCTTGTCGGCCCTGCCGGGGTTGTAGGCCCGGACAGGGAGGTGGGCGCGTTGGAGGTCTTGGATGAGGCTGATCCCTGCGGACTTGTCCTCGATCAGGAGCAGGTCGACCCGCTTCTTTTCTTTACCTTCGCCGTAGACCGCCTCATACTCCTCGATCACCTTGGGGCGCAGGTCAGGGTACTGGAGCCTGTCCTGCCAGCAGTCGATCACCATCGCGCTCATAGGCCCGTCCAAGGGCTTGAAGACGCCAAAGGTTATACAGGCGGTCGGATCGTTCTGGCTCTTCTCGCTGGTCGCTACGTCATAGGACTGGATGATGTACTCGAAAGGCGGGAATGGCTTACCGGCAGGCCAGAGCCGGAACATCTCCCGCTTGACGATGCCGTTCTCTTCAGGGTCGATGATCTCGGCGTAGATCTCCTGCCGACCTATCGTCGTACCCTCGTAGCTCAGGATCTGCTTGCGGAAATTCGCCGATAGGTTGTCGAGGTTGGCGTAGGTCGAGGCGGTCGTCAGCACAACGTCATCACCCTCGCGGCCCATCAACTCAACAATCAGATCCTTCGGCTTTGGCGTAGTCGTCGCAATGATGCGGGTGCGTGTCCCCAGTCGGACGCCGAACTGAATCTGATCCCAAGCCTCCTGTAGGTAGTCCCACGCCGCAAGCTCGTCGAGCCACGCCCCGTGGAACTGCGGCCCACGGAACCGCTCAGGCTCGGATGCCGGGATGCCCTTGATCAGGGAACCGTTGATCAACCTGAGTTCGTGCGAGGTCTTGTTGTAGTCCGCCACCAGCCCCTTGGGGACGATAGTGAGCAGGCCTGAGTCGCCTTCGAAGCAGGTTGCCCTGACGTCAGCACTAGTCGGGGCGGCAACAAGCCAGCGGGTGCCGGGTTCACTGTACGCCCACCAAGCTATCTGTTCTGCGGCAGTGCGCGTCTTGCCAGCACCACGGCCAGCAAGCATCAGCCAGATCGACCACCAATCACCGGGAGGCAATGCCTGATGCTTGTGGGCTTTCTGTATCCACGTCATGCGCCACGCCCATGCAAGGCGGGCCTCCGGACTGACTAACGCGAGGCTCTTCTGAACCTCTGGGTCTCTCAGTACGGTCGCAAGGTCACTCACTGGCTTTGGTCTGCTGCGTTAGCTCTGCGTGCTTCAGCAAGGCATCCAGCAGGCTCTGCGCCTCCGTCGATGCCTCGATCTGGATCGGGTTACCTGCGTCACCGCCGAGTGCCACCTTGTTCCCGTACTTCTTCGGGTTCCAGCAGGCCAGCAGTTTCAACCTCGTCTCGATCTGCAACTTGCGGTGACCCAGCATATCCTCGACGGTCGTCGTTGTCTTGTCGTCACCCATCACCTGCTTGTGACCCATCACCGGCGTGTCAGCAATCTCCAGCGCCTCTTCAGCCAGCGCATCGAACCCAAGGTCTCTGGCTTGCGCGAGGCGTGCGGCGAAGAGCGGGTGATCGTCGCACCAATCGTAAACAGTTCGCCACGCTGGCATACCCGGCATTCTGCACACTTGACGCAGTGGCACCCCGTTGAGTACCAGTCCGCAGATACTGGATGCGATGCTGTCTGTGTAGGTAGAGCCAGAGCCTGATGGCCTTCCAGTTCTCTTTGCGGGCGATGCAGCTACCTTACCCTTAGCTGTGGCCTTCACAGGCGTAGCGGGGCTTCTGATGGCCTTGGCGGGTATCTTCTTAGCTGTCATTGCGGCTCCGGCGTTTTGTTTGGTTCCCCGGCCTCGTGTGCCGGTCGAAACCGAGTGGGTTTCTCTTCGCTGCTGGTTCGCTATAAGTCTAGACACCGTTGCGATAGCTAGTCGCACAGAGCACCGGGATGAAGCGCCGTACACGATGGTTTGCAACCCAGAGCGCGACTACATTCGCCATGACCGGCCTCGTCCTGCCAATGCCTAGACTTATGGCCCCGCCAAGTGCGGGGAACTGTTCAACGCATTAAGTCCGGCAACATAACCAGACCAGCAATGAACGCTGTGAATATTATAACAACGATCAGTTTGTCCATCAACGTCTCTTCGTCGTCGTTCATTCTTGTTCCCCTTCGAACATTTGCACAGCCTGCTCAAGGCTCATGCCCTCGGCTACCAGTTCGGTGATACGGGCCAGTTCAGCAGCACGCTGCTTTGCCTGCGCTGCTGCGACCAGCATTGCAAGGTCGCTGCTAACCAGCGCTTCGAATTCATCGTTGGTCATGTCATTCTCGCTGTAAGTGGGGGCCGAAGCCCCGGTT